ACTACGGCTACGAATATCCAGCAGCAATCATTATTACCGATACGGCTGCCCATACAGGCAGATTTGGTAAGGTGCATTGTCTGACAGACGCAGAAGCAACTTTTGTTGCTGAAAATATAACTGAAAATGGTTCTGCAACTATCAATGGCATTACAATGAAGGCATCATCTGAGGTCTCTGGAGTCATAACAAGTATTACTCTTGCAAGTGGTCAAGTTATTGCATATTTCTTATGAGTCTTGCTAATGCACTAAAAAAAGCTGCCAGTGCTTCACTGAAAAAGCTTGGTGGTGATGTGACTATCAGACAAGTGACAGCAGGGGCATACAATACCACTACTGGAGCTATTTCAGAATCTACATCTGATACAACCATCAAAGGTGCATTGAGTAATGTTTCAAGAAATCAGGTAAATGATTTGATTGAGTCACAAGATAAATTGCTTACTATATCTGCTGGTGATCTTACATTTGTCCCTACAACGAAAGACAGGGTAGTAATTAGTAGTGTTGAATTTAAAATTATTCAAGTTGTTATAAATGAGCAAAATAATACACCAGTAAGTTTTGATCTTATTTTGAGGTAAAGATGGCTAGACAAATAAAAATTGAACAAATGGACGATTTTTTTCAAGAAAAAATAATAGACCTTGTTCAAGCCACTACTCTTGAGTGGACAAAAAGAGTTAAAAAAGCAACACCAGTTGATACTGGAAGATTAAGGGCTGCATGGCAAACAAAAATACCACTACAAAGTGCATCAAGAACTAAAGATAGTTTTGTTGGATTGATTACAAATAATGTTGTTTACGCAGAGCCTGTTTGTTTTGGTGTAAACCTACCACCATCATGGGGAAGAACATATAGAACAAGACAAAATACTGTTGCTGGATTTCCAGAGCTTATAGGAAAAGAACTCGAAACATATATTCAAAGACAGTTTGGAAAATAAATCATGGCAGCAATAGACTTAAACACAGTCAGATCAACAATAGAGGCTAGGTTAGCCACAGAGCTTGCTTCAAGCCCAGCAATACCTGTTGTTTTTAGTAATATGACCTTTGATTCAACGGCTGAAGATACTTTTGTTCAATGTATCACCAGCTTTGGTGCAAATGAATATTTGACTCAGGGAGATTCAAGTAGTGCATCAAATAATGTTGTTGGATTAGTTTTACTAAATGTTTTTACGGAAGAGGGTATCGGGGCAGGGTCAAACTTTACAATTTGCAAGAGGCTTAGAGACTTATACAATAGAATTACTGTTTCTAATGTAATTTTTGATTCACCTATTGGGCCTGAGATACTTACTTCAAGTCCAGAGGGTAAATTTCAAACACAAATTAGAATCACTTTTAATATTTATGAGGACTTGTAATGGAAATTACTGAAAAAATGCTTGATGCTATTGAGGCAGTCAAAGGCAGAAGAGAGCCACAGTATTGGGACAATCAGTGCAGAAGGTATATGGAAAAACAAGAAGCGGAAGCAAAAGCTGTAAAAAATCCAAAAAAAGGTTAATATAATTATAAATATTTCTTTTTATTGTTATGGCTGCTGTAAAAGGTGATGTAGGGCAAGTCAAATTTGATGATGCTGGCTCTTCAGTTAACCCAGTATTAGGCACTAGAGAGTGGTCTATGTCTATCACCAAAGATACCCAAGAAACAACTGTTCAAGGTGACACTTTCAAATCTTTTGTTGGTGGACTTATTGAGGGTGAAGGTTCTGCTGTTCTCCAATATGACAACGCTGCCTCTGGTGAGACTGCAACTTTTATGGACGGAGTTTTAACCACAGGTGACACCGCAACAGCATCTTTTGAGCTTTTCCCTGATAGTGCAAGCGGAACTAAAAAGATCAGCTTTAGTGGCCTTATAACAAACTTTGAGCAGGGTTCAGCTTTGGGTGATGTCAGCACAATCAACATCACATTCAAGCCATCTGGCACTATTACATCAGCAATCTAAAGAGAAAAATCTTCGCATTTATTTATGGCAACTGAAAGAACCGCAGACCTTATTCTTGGAGCTTTTCAAGATGAAATGGTTACAAGACGACAGTTTGAGGTAAAAGATTCAAAAGGCAAAGTAGTTACAACTATTTACTTCAAACCTATAACAAGATATGCAAGAGTAAAAGCACAGCAATTAGCTGGGCCAAATGCTGATGCTCTGGTTGTATCAACTCAACTTCTTTGTCAAATGGCAGAAAAAGAAGATGGGACTCCAGCTTTTGATATGTCAGATGCACCAATGTTGCAAAGACAACTTCCAGAGAAAGTTTTAAACGATCTTGAACTTTTCTTGAATGATATTCAGCTTGATATTGATACAGCAAAAAAAGAATAAAAGGGGATAACTGGCTTAGATTTGAGTTTTTCCTAGCAACAGAACTTGGCAAGACAGTACAAGAACTCAGAGTTAATATGACTGAGGCAGAGTTTATATATTGGGCTGGGTATTACGAAATTAAGGCTGAAGAAGAAAAAAAAGCATTGCAACGACAAAAACGCAATTCAAGGTAATATAGAGTAAAGGTTTTTTTTATTTGTGGCAGAGGCAGTCGTTAGGTTAAGAGTTGATGCCAGTGGTGCGACTAGGGCTTTAAATGGTGTACAAAATCAAACAAATAAATTACAGAACTCATTTAATGGTTTAAGAACTGCGATTGTTGCATCAGGGATTGTTTTAGTTGGAAGGCAAGCGGTTAATACATCAGCAAACTTTGAGAAGCTAAACGTAAGACTAGGCTTGTTAACAAAAAGTAGTTCAGATTTTGCTAAATCACAAAAGATTGCCGCAGATGCACAGAAAGCTTTTGGATTAAGTGCTGTTGAAGCTTTGGAAGGTGTAACAGATATTACAGCAAGATTAGCACCACTTGGAACATCAGTTGAAGATATTAGAACTGTATTTTTTGGATTCAATACCGCTGCAAAATTAGCTGGTGCATCTGCAATAGAATCATCAAACGCATTTAGGCAGCTAGCACAGGCTCTTGGCTCAGGAAGGCTTGCTGGTGATGAGTTTAGGAGTGTTTCAGAACAAGTGCCAACAGTTCTAGCTCCGATTGCTGAAGAGCTTGGAGTTACTATTGGAGAGCTTAAAAAATTAGCTGCTGACGGCAAATTGACAAGTGATGTTGTTCTCAGAGCTTTAGGGAGGATAGGAAATGAGGGAAGTGGATTTTTAAAAGAATTATTAAAAAATGACCCTACACAAGTATTTAAAAACTTTAGTAATGCAACAGAGGATCTATCCAGAGCTTTTGGTGATGAGTTGAGGCCAGCAGTTGAAGGAGTTACAAAATTACTTACTGACTTTATAGTTCAATTAACAGAATTTGTACAAAGTGATGCTGGACAGGCTGCAATATTAATTACAAAAATAGCTGTTGCTGCAAAATTATTGGCGGTGGGTATTCCAATAGTCACAGGTGCATTTACAGCCTTACTTGTTAAAGTCAACATGGTCGGGGCTGCAAGCCTTATTGCCTCAAGTGGTTTTACAGGTATGCAAGCGGCTTCACTATTAGCCGCTGGTGGTATAGGAAAAGTAACTCTTGCACTTGGAGCTTTAAAAATAGCAATCGCAACTACTGGTATAGGTTTGCTTGTTGTAGGCGTTGGAGCTTTAGCGACAAAATTAGTTCAAGCAACAAGAAACCAGAAAGAATTGAATAAAGCACTTAAAGATGGAAATGAAATAGCACTTAGGGCTGAAATGGCTAAAGTCGATCAAAGAAGATTTGATATTCTTAAAAGACTTGCAACAGCAGAGCAAAATAATAATAAAAGAGCAATAAATTCATTAACAAAACAGTTAAATTTAGAACACGAAAACTATAAAGTTTTAAGAGATAGATTAAATGATGAAATTAAAAAAACGAATGAAATTGATAGACAGAATGAAAAACTTGAAGAACAAGGAAAAATTCAAGATGAAAATAAAAAGAAAGCTGAAGAGCTTAAAGAAAAAATGACTGCTATAGGTGAAGAGATTGAGACTAGCATAAAAAATAACTTGAGAGAGGCTATTACTGGAGCGCAATCCTTTGGACAAGCAATGACAAATGTATTAAATCGCATAAGAGACAAAATCATTGATGCACAGATAGACAAGCTTATAGGTGGCTTTGGAGAGGCATTTGGTAAGGGTGCAAGCGGTGGAGAGAAAAAAGGATTAGGAGGTTTTCTTGGCGGTTTACTTGGCGGTCTTTTCAAAGCTAATGGTGGCCCTGTCAAAGCTGGTCAACCTTATATTGTTGGAGAACGTCAACCTGAGTTGTTTGTTCCAAGAAGTTCTGGAACTATTTTGCCATCTGTTCCCATGAGTGGAGGTGGAGACAGTGTTACAAATGTTATAACTGTGAATGTTGATGCAAACTCAAGTAATGTTTCTGGAAACAGTGCAGATGCAAACAATCTTGGTAATCAAATTGCGGCAGCGATACAATCAGAATTAATCAAACAAAAACGTGCTGGAGGTTTATTGGCATAATGGCTACCTTTCCATCAATCACCCCTCAGTATTCGACACAAGAAACTGTTAATCAAGATGCGTTACGGATAAAACTTGGTGATGGATATGAACAGCGTTTAGTTCAAGGATTGCCAGCAAATAAAAGATTAATTTCATTAAATTTAACTTTTAATGTCACTACCACTGACGCAGATACTATAGACACTTTTTTAGATGCAAGATTTGACGATCAAGAAAACTTTGATTTTACACCGCCACATCATTCGTCAGCGTTAAAATTTATATGTACAAGAAGAAGTAGGACAGCAATTCTAAGTAATAGAGTAGTGATGAATTTAACTTTTGAACAAGTAGCAGAACCATAATGGCAATACCAGTCTCCGAATTACAAAAACTAAATCCAAGTGCAAGGATTGAATTGTTTGTTTTAGAGCTTGTAGAGGGCTTGCATTATGCGACAGGTAATCCATCAAATGTGCCTACTGTTTATAGATTTCATGCTGGTTCAAACATGAACTCAAATGCAGAAATAATATGGCAAGGTAATTCTTATCAAAGAGTTCCTATTACTTTCACAGGTGCTGAGTTTACTGGAAAAGGTCAAGTTCCTAGACCTACTTTAAGTGTTGCAAATTTAGGTGGTATCACAAGAAGTGGATCAGTGATAACTATGACTGATCTGTTAATAATTGTAAATTTAACAACGCCACATAATGATTTGGCAGATGCAAAATTAACCAGAATAACAACTCATGCAAGCGAACTTGATGCGGCAAACTTTCCTAGTAATACCAACCCATTTGGTACACCATCATCAAATGAGTTACCACAAGAAATATTTTTTATAGATAGAAAATCCACTGAAACAAGAGAAATAATACAGTTTGAACTTGTTGGCGCACTAGATCAAGCAAATTTAAAATTACCAAAAAGACAAGTAACAAGAAAAGATTTTGCAGGGGTTGGGACATTTATAAATACATGACGAATTACTGTTGGAAACAAGATGCTATAAACCATGCCAAAGAGTGTGACCCAAACGAATCATGCGGAATTATTGGCGTAAAAAAAAATGCAGAAAAATATTATCCTTGCAAAAACATTGCAGATGAATTAAAGGCAGTATCTTTTGTTATTGACCCTTTAGATTATGCAGAGGTAGAAGATTTTGTTGATGAAATTGTTGGTATAGTTCATAGTCACCCACAAAATATTTTAGAGTTTTCAGAATCTGATAAATATAGTTGTAAATCAATAGATTTAACTTTTTATCTCGTTTCTCCAAAATCAGATAAAATAGCAGTAATCAGACCTGATGAAATAGATGCTTAAAAAAATAAAAGTTTATGGGACTTTAAGAAAATTTTTAGGTCAAGCTGAGTTTGAGGTTGATTTAAATACACCTAGAGAGGCTATTAGTTTTTTAGTTTGTAATTTCAAAGGTATCGAGAAGCATATGGCAGAGCAGATTTACACTATACAGGTCGGTACAAAAGTTATAACTGAAGATTTATTAAATTTAAATACAAAAGATGATATAAAAATTATTCCACTTGTTCATGGTAATTTTATTCAAATTTTACTAGGTGCTGGTGCTTTGTTTGCTAAATCTGCTATACCAGCAAAAATTTTAGGTAGCACTCTTATAAGTACAGTGGTAACAACTACGTTAGCGACTGTTGGTACAAGTATGATTGTTGATGGTGTAACAAGTATGTTAACTCCGCAACAAGATACAAGGTCTGCCGCAAGTCAACAAAATAGTTTAGATCCAGCAGCTTTGGCCTCAAATTATTCATTTACAGGGCTGACAAATATTAGTAATGCAGGTGTTCCAGTGAATTTAGTATATGGAGAAATTCTGGTCGGTTCTATTGTGGTTTCTAATGGTGTTGATACAGTTCAAGTGGAGGGTAACAACTAATGGCAATTAGAGAGTTTGACCAGAATACAGTTTTTAATAACCCTGATTTGCCTAGTGGTGCATTATCCTCAAAACAATTTAATACAATCGTAGAGCTACTAGGTGAAGGCGAAATAGAGGGGTCAGCAACAGCATCAAAGGCTGGTATAACAGATAAGACATCAACTGCATACTTTAATGCTTTTAAAAAAGATATATTTTTAAATGGAACTCAAGTCTTACAGGAGGCTGCAAGCAATACAGCACCACAAGACAGTGATTTTAATTTTAAAGATGTTGGTTTTGATTTTAGATTAGGCACAGCAAATCAGACATTCATTGAAGGAATATCAAATATTGAAACTGAAAATATTATCGGAACCACAGTAACCACTTCAAGCCCTGTCACGCATACTGTTTCTCAATCGAATATAAATGCTGTCAGAGTAACTCTTAGATTTCCCTCAATGCAAAAATTTGAAAATAACGGAGATATTAACGGAGTTTCAGTCAATTTATTAATAAAAACTATCGAAAATGATGGAACAACTACTACTGTAATTGATGACACAGTTGAAGGTAGATCAACAAACGCATATTTTAGAGATTATTTAGTAAAATTTAGCTCAACAACTTCTTTTCCTGTTGCGGTAAGAGTTGAAAGAGTTACAGCAGATAGTTCAGATGCAACCTTGGTTAATGCTTTTCAATTTAATCAAGCAACCAATATTATTTTTGAACAAAATGCTTATCCAAATACTGCTCACGTTGCACTAAGGTTTAATGCTGAACAGTTCCCAAGAATACCAAAAAGAGTATATAGAATTAGAGGCCGTAAGATTAAAATTCCTCATAATGCAACTGTTAATTTACAGACAGGCGCAATCTCATACGCTGGTACTTTCAACGGAACATTTAAAACAGATAAAGAGTGGACAACAGATCCAGCTTGGATTCTTTACGACTTACTTATAGATACAAGGGCGGGGTGTGGCATACCAGAATCAAACCTTGATAAATTTACTTTTAAGACAGTAAGTGAATACTGTGGAGCATCAGTTGATGCTGGTAATGGTGATGGATCTACGGAGCCACGATTTAGCTGTAATGTAAATATCACACAACAACAAGAAGCATACACATTAATAAATTCTCTTTGTTCAGTAATGCGTGTGATGCCATTTTATTCTGCTGGTGGTATTGCAATATCTCAGGATTCTCCAAAAACGGCCTCATATATTTTTACAAATGCAAATGTAACTGAGGCAGGGTTTATCTATGCTGGATCAAGTTTAAAAACAAGACACACAGTAATAAATGTTAGTTATTTTGATATGACCACTCAGGAAGTTGACGTTGAAACCGTTGAGGCTGATTCTGCAACTCAGACAAAATATGGTGTAGTTGTTAAAAATATTAGAGCTTTTGCAACAACTAGCAGAAATCAGGCAAGAAGATTAGGCCGTTGGTTTTTATATAATGAGCAAAATTCTGGTGAGACTTGTTCATTTGCGACAACTGCGGCTGCTGGCGCACTGGTGCGCTGTGGTGATGTTATAGAAATATCTGACAGTTTAAAAGCTGGTGTAAGGCGTGGGGGCTTATTAAAAAGTGTTACTAATACAACAACAGTTGTTTTAGATGACTCAGCTAATACAGATATTCCTAGTTTGGGGGCAAATCCTACAATTTCTGTAATTTTACCTGACGGCTCACTTGAACAAAAAACAATAAGCAACATATCAGGAACCACTATCACTGTTTCCTCTGCCTTTAGTGCTGCACCAAATCAACACGCACCATTCGTCTTAGAAACTTCAAGTTTAGAAACAACTACATGGCGAGTTGTTGGTGTAAAGGAGAATGATGATAAAACTTTTACCATAACAGCTTTATCTCACGATTCTGGTAAATATGCCTTTGTTGAAGATGGCACAGCTTTACCTACAAGAAATATAACAACGCTTACCGAAGTAAAAGATCCACCAGAGGGATTATCAGCAACAGAAAAAATTGTAATTATTAATGGTACTGCTGTCCCAAAAATAATTCTTGACTGGATACCGCAAACTGGTGTATCAAAATATCAAGTCCAGTACAGAGCAAATAATGGGGATTTTAAAACTATCGAAAGCCCATCAAGTAATGTTGAAATATTTAACACTGATGTTGGTACTTATGAATTTAGAGTATTTAGTTTCAATGCTTTAAGTCAACCATCAAGAACACCAGCAGAATTAACTTTTGAAGCTGTTGGTAAGACAGCACCACCAGCAAATATCACTGGTCTTACTTATGAACCTCTAACAGATAAGCTTGCAAGGCTTAGATGGACACCACCAACAGAGGCAGATGTGGTCGCAGGGGGTAAAATTTTTATCAGGCATACCCCTGATACCACAGGAAATGGCACTTTTTCGAATGCAACCGACCTTGTAACTGCTGTTGCTGGTAATACAAGTTCTGCGGAAATCCCAATTTTAGCTGGAGAGGTAATTCTTAGGGCGCAAGATGATGGTGGGCGGTTTAGTACTGGAGAAACATCTGTAATTATTGACCCACCTGATCCACTACCAGCCTTAATTACACAAACAAGGCGTGAGGATCAAGACAGCCCTAAATTTCAAGGCACAAAGGTAAACACAGCATTTGATAGTTCATCTAATTCTTTGACATTAGCTGGTGTTGGTTTATTTGATACTATTACCAATTTTGATAATGAAACAAGTATTGACTTTGTTGGGGGTGTTGCTTCCTCTGGAACTTATGAATTTGGTGGAAGTGCTGGAGGTACTTTTTTAGATTTAGGTGGAGTTTTTGCTTTAGACCTTAAAAAACTTGTAAAATCACAAGCCATATTTCCTAATGATTTGATTGATAATAGAGGCTTAATTGATAGCTTACAGGATTTTGATGGTACAGCTAGTGTTGATGTAAATGCTATTACTGAGGTAAATGTTACTCAAGATGACCCCAGTTCTGGTTCTGCCACTTACGCTGGTTTTCAGACTTTTGCAAATGGAACTTACAGGGGCAGAGGTTTTAAATTTAGAACTACTTTAACTTCAAATGATTCAGCACAAACTATCCAGATCACAGAATTAGGATACACAGCAAGTTTGCAAAGAAGAACAGAATCAGGCACACAGACATCAAGCGGTTTAACTACGGTTAATTTTGATTCTCCATTTTTTGTTGGCACAAGTTCTCTTTTAGGTGCGAACACGCAGCTACCATCAATAGGCATTACTGCAAGTGATTTACAGGCAGGGGATTTCTTCACTCTGTCTGACATAACAGCTTCATCATTTAAAGTGCAATTCAAAAACAGTTCTGGAGCTTCAGTTAATAGAAATTTTAATTTTACTGCTGTTGGGTTTGGTAAAGGTGGATAAAACGGATATACTAAAAACAATTACTCTTTTTTAAATGGCAAGAGTTGATAACACTGGTGGTTCTGGTTTTACCGTTGATAACGGAACTGGACTTGTTGTAAGAACAAAATTAAATCAAATAATTGCTGCATTAAGCACAACCAATCAAGGTTCTGGCGATCCGTCAATCGGTGTTGCAGCTTATACGCAACACATTGATGGTAATACTTTAAAAATTAGAAATGCCGCCAATAATGCGTTTGTTTCTTTAGGTGATGTAAGTCAAACAAACTTTGGCCATGCGTCATTATCTTCAGCAAATACATTTACAGCCAGAGCAACTTTTAACGTAACCTCTTCAATAACTTTGCCCTCTGGTACAACGGCTCAGAGGGACGGCAGCCCAGCAGTGGGTATGATACGCCACAATAGCCAGACAAACACCTTTGAAGGTTACAATAATGGTGCTTGGGGTTCATTAAGTGGTGCTAGTGGAATATCAAACGTAGTTGATGACACATCACCTCAACTTGGTGGTAATTTAGATGTTCAAGCTAATGAGATAAATACATCTACAACAAACGGAAACATAAAAGTCACTCCAAATGGCACAGGATTATTTGAAATAAAAGGTGCTACGAATGATGGAACTTTACAACTTAACTGCAATCAAAACAGTCATGGTGTAAAAATAAAATCCCCAGCCCATAGTGCTGGTCAATCTTACACTTTGATTTTGCCAGATAATCAAATTGCTGCTGATAAAGTATTAAAAGTAAAAAGTATTTCTGGTTCTGGTGCAACCGCAGTTGGACAGCTTGAATATGCAGATGCTGGTGGTGGTGGTGGAACTGGTGGAGGCGGTGAGCAAATATTCTTTGAATCTGAAAATGAAATGAACACAAGTTACACAATTTCATCAAATCATAACGCTTTAGTTGCTGGGCCTCTCACTATTGCTAGTGGTGCTACACTTACAATAAATAGCCCCTCAGTTGTAACAATTCCATAATGTCAGTAGTAATCAGTGGATCAGGTTCAGTAACAAGCGGTACGACTGCAATAGTAATTCCTACTGGAACAACAGCGCAAAGATCAGGCAGTCCCAGTGCAGGGGAGACTAGATTCAATACAACTACTCAAGCTCCTGAGGTATATAACGGAAACTCATGGGTAACTTTTGGCCAAGAACTTGTCGAAGTTGATTATCTAGTTGTTGGCGGTGGAGGTGCTGGAGGTGGTAACTTTCGTGGTGGAGGAGGAGGTGCTGGTGCATTTAGATCATCTTTTGGCACACAGGGAGGAGGCACAGCAGCTGCGGATAAGTTAAGTCTTGCAAAATATCTAACACATTCTGTAATTGTTGGTGCTGGTGGAGCAAAAGTTAGTTCATCACCTTGGAAAGGCAATGACGGTAGTTCTAGTACTTTTTCTACAATAATTTCAAAAGGCGGTGGTGGCGGTGGTCAATATGCAACCGTAACAGATGGAACTGAAGATGGAAACCCAAGTTCTGATCCTAACGGTGGATCAGGTGGTGGCGGTGGTGGAGGAAGCACTGTCGGTTCTGGTGGTGCTGGCGGTAGTTTTGGTAATAGTGGTGGAAATGGTGCTGGTGCTACCCCTCAATGCGGAGGAGGTGGCGGTGGTGCTGGAGGCGTAGGTATAAATGGCGGTTCTGGTGGAACAAGTGGTGACGGTGGTGCTGCATTGGCAAGTTCCATTACAGGTTCATCAGTAGATTATGCTGGTGGAGGTGGAGGTGGAAACTATGAAAGTGGAAACCTGACCGTTGGTGGTGGTGCTGGTGCTGGTGCTAGAGATCAAGACGCACAAATTGCTAACAGAGGTAGTGGTGGTGGAGGTGCTAGTGGTGCTTCTGCTGGCGGTAATGGCAGTTCTGGAGTTGTCATTATTCGACTTGCAAGTTCAATTACTGCAACATTTTCAAGCGGTGTCACCCAAACAACCGCTACTGTAGGATCAGATAAAGTTTATACAATTACCGCAACTTCATCATCAAGTGAAACAGTTACCTTTTCTTAAATTATGACTTTTTTTGCTGAACTAGATAATACTCTCACTGTTGTTCAAGTTTTGAATGGTAGGGCTGAAGATGATGGAAAAGAATTAGATATTTGTGCATCATCAGGTAAAACTTATCGTCAAACATATAGTGATGGAAGTAAAAGAAAAAATTTTGCGGGAAAGGGCTATACTTATGACAAGGATAAAGATGCTTTTATCTCACCACAACCATTTGCATCATGGAGTTTAAATGATACAACTTGTCTATGGGAACCCCCAACTCCATATCCTTCAGACGGCAAAGAATATGGTTGGGAAGAATCTTCAAAATCATGGAAGGAGTTTAGTTAATAATGAGCAAGATTAAATTAAATTCATCATCAGGTGGTGGATCAGTAAGCCTAGAAGCCCCAACCTCTACAACAGGAAATGCGGCTGTAGAATTTAAACTACCAGTAGCAGACGGGACATCTGGACAAGCTTTGACTACAAATGCCAGTGGTCAACTAGCTTTTTCGTCTGTAGCCAGTGGAAAAATTCTTCAAGTTGTCTCAGCAACAAAATTAGATACGGCATCTACAGCTAACTCTTCTGGAACCACACACGTTGCAATCTCTGGATTACAGCCACAAATAACACCTTCAGCAACTACAAGTAAAGTTTTAATAATGATAAATTGTAAATTTTCGATTAGTACTGCAAATGGTGATACAAGTCTTAAGTTATTTAGAAGTGTTGGAGGTACAGAAACAGAAATATTCTCAGGAACCGCAGATGGTAGTAGACAAGGTAATATTTGGGGTATTGCAGATTACAATTCAACAACTGAGGTAATTCCTGTTAGTTCTCATTATTTAGATACACCGAATACAACTTCTCAAATAACTTATATACTCAAATGGCAATCACAAGCTCAAGCGGTATATATTAATAGAAGTGGTGTTGACAGTAACTCAAGTGTTTATCACAGAAATTCATCAAGTGTTATTGTCATGGAGGTAGCAGCATAATGGCTATCTACTATAATTTAGTAAAAAGGATTCTCTAATTATGGCGTTAGACCACGAAGCGATTTATGAGGCATACAAATCGGAATCAAAACCTGTTGTTTCTATAGATGATTCTGCTGGTGCGTTTGATGCTGACGGTAATAAAGTTGAGCTAGATGACACAAAGGTGGCAGCAGCCAGAAAAGCAATTGATGACGCAGCAGCCCTTGTAGCATATAAGTCAAAAAGAACTGGTGCTGATGGGACAACAGACACCATATATGACACAATAGGTAATCAGCTCGATATGCTGTTTCATGCTATAGATGCTGACTCTGATTTAAAAACAAAGTTTGCAACTTGGCATACTCACATTAAAGCTGTTAAAGACAAGTATCCAAAACCATGAGCAGAATAATTGCTAACGCTTACAGACATACTGGTGCTTCAGCAGATGCGATCACTTTAGATTCTTCTGGTAACGTCACCTTCCCAGCAAATGCAACCTGTTCTGGAACGGCTACAGGTTTTGGTGGTGGTAAAATTCTTCAAGTAAAAAATGCAATTAAAACTGATACGCAATCAGTAACTAATGATAATAATGGTAATTTTACAGATGTTACTGGACTTTCACTTTCTATAACACCTAGTTCATCTTCAAATAAAGTTTTATTTAGAGGATATGTAGCAATGAGTTGCGAGGCAAACTCAACTTTGGCTATAAGGATTTTTAGAGATTCAACAGAAATAGGAAAGTCAACAGCAGATAGCACCGCAGCTAACAATAGTACTGCCACCGCTAAGTGCCTTAATGTTAGTACTAGCACAATAAAGAACGCTATGTACCAGTTACAGTTTGAAGTTTTAGATTCGCCAAATACAACATCAGCTACAACTTATAAAGTTAAGTTTGCAGAAACACATCTTCATAATTATCAAAGTGTGACTGCTTACATCAACAGACCACATACAGGTATGAGTGCAGATAATAATGGTGTTATTTCATCAATTACAGCAATGGAGGTAGCAGCCTAATTAACCTTTTCCATTTGCCTAGTCATATAGCTGGTTATTAAATATAAGGGAGCAATAGTAGGAATAATTATTAAAAAAGATATAATAAGACTGTGAGAAATCGCTTTCAGTATTGCCTGTTTAATCATGCTTGATCGAATTATAAAAATTATTTCTATTTTGTCATTTTTAATGTCAGTTTCAATGGCAGCTTTCGGATACGTTGCAATTCGCTATATGCAAAGCCCCGAATTTGAGAGGACATTGAAAAACAAGATCATGGGAAGTCTGGAGGATAAGTTACCAGATGTAATGGGAGATAAGATGCCAAGTCTCACAGGGCCATCTATACAGCTACCAGAACCAAAGAAGGTGAATCCACTTGGAAATACCCAGAATTGAAATACCACAGATAAAGATAAAAGAAATATTTATCCCAAAAACAAGAACATGGGAACAATATCCAACAACTTTAGATATTATTGACAAACCAAAGCTTGATTATCCTGTCGTAAGCTATCCAACTTTTGAGGCATTGCAATATAATCCTGATAAATTTATTCCAACAGATCCAGTAAAACAACCAGAACAACCGCAACCAGATATACCACAGCCCCCAGAATATAAACCCAAAGTCAAAAAAGATAAAGAGTTTTTTATAAAATGTCCTAACGAAGATAATATTCCAGTAGGAAGTTACCCTAATGATTTGAAGCTTCAAGTCGTTATCGGTCACAAAATAAAAAATGGCCGCTGCTATGAAATCCTCAGAGATTCAACCTTTGTTGAGAAATGGATACCTAGCACTCCTGTGCTTGTTAACACTTCAATTATTGCTGTTACTGCGGCTAGTTCTCCTATCATAGCCAATCTGCTCAAGAACCTTATCAAGACTGCTATCAAGCGTCTGTCCAAATCTAAGGATAAATCAAAGGTACAAACATAAGCAAAGCAATTTAAAAGCCCTTTGTAGGCCATTCTGAGTGGAGCAAAATCACTTATTTAGCTCAATTTTGTGCGTATGAGGGATAACTTGGTTCATTTTAGGTTTGCTTACTATATCTGAACAAAGATCAAAATATTCAGAATCTGGTGAATATTCAGCACCTATTACCCTAAGCTCATGGCAGTTTTTCAGTCTGGCCAATTCGTAATTTAATCTGGCTGTTGATAATTGTTGCCGCATTATCTTTTCCTGAGTGGTCGCACTTTTGAGGCAAGCATTTTGAAAACGCTTATCAAGTGGTACAGATATTGTGGCTGCTATCCCAAAATTAAAAGAAGTAGAATCTTTGTTGCCGCTGTAGTTTTCTCTGTAGTAGAGAATTTCACCAGCATTTGTGAGATTGCCATTTGAGTCTGTTGCTTCGTTATAGACTGGCGTATGGAAGATGTAATCTTGAGGACGCTTTACTGCAACCGAAGTTGTGGCAAATGGGCTAATTGATAGTGTAGCTCCAGAACATTGAATACCAGCACCATAAGAGTTTTCTGTCATTGGCCCTGTCAAAACTTGCGTTGCAAAATTCGATACACTGGAACTTGTATTAGATTGAGGATTTGCTATTGTACTTTGATTGGCATAACTAGGCAGACAAGAAAAAAGAGTTATTAATTGGAAAATATAATAGTAGTATCTGTTACGACCTCTGAAGTAACTTGTCTTGTTATATCTATTACGCTTTCTAAAGATGGGCCTTTGTAAAACTCTGAAAATTGAAAAGCGTTGCCTTGAGTGGTTTGCTGCCATTGAGGTTTTTGATTCATATTCAAGCCTGTCCATTCGTAGGTAGTCCCATTGATGGTTTCTGTCACTGTGGCATTTGGCATAGATATTGAATCACAGTTGCCGCATGAGATACCAGAACCAGTGACACTGTAGGTATAACCTGAATTATAGCGAACCTCTCTTATTTGTTCTGTGAGATTATTTGTAGTGACGCTGCGTGAGGTGCTAGTAGCAGAATTGAAGTTGGGGACTACAGTTTGTGCATAAGCTGGACTAACAAAAAATATAATTGGCAGATATTTCCACATTAATCAACAGTTAAATCTGTAACGAATTGACCAGTAAGAACAACCCCTGTTCCTGTTCCAGCAGAAAGTGTCATTGTGTGATTATCTAATGAAACGGCTGCTGTGCCTACTGAGCCAGCACTTGTGGAAGTAAGGTCACTAAAATTGCTTACTGTCCCTACTGTTGGTGCTGAACCTGAAGTAGCGTCCCCTTCAAGGTAGCTAGTACTAAAAGAAAAAGCCTCACCGCTAGTAGCTTGGGTAATAGAACTGGGGAAGCTTATTGCTGGTGTTCCTGATGTGACAGAGCCAAATCCACCAATAGTTGCGGCTGAGTTTGAGTCTGTTGTAGTAATGTTATTTCCACTGATGCTATAACTTGAGCCAATTTTGTCGGCTGAAGTTGCTGCTGATAAACTCTCTAACTTTACGCTTGAAGTTATTGAGTGTTGAATGTCACAATACGCCGCAGTTGGAACACAGAGGGCGGCAAGTAGTAAGAGCTTTTTCATTTGATACCAACTTTAGTATTCTTATTATCCACTATAACTGGTTTTTTTCCGTTGCCATTCTTACCCTTTACAGCTATTCCATAAGAACTTGCGATATTTCCCACAAGGCCAGCAGCGAAAGTGTCGAGCCTAATTTTTTCCATATATCCAAGAGTCATAACTGACAAAGCCCAACAAAGGATAATAAATCGGATTGCGTGTCCAAAATAATCCCGACTTTCCTTTTCTTCTTCTTCCATAAAATTAAGGTTTCTTGTCTAATACTAGCAATTTAGCTAAATTAGGAAAAACGAACAAATCATGTCCAAATTTCTAATCAATTTATTTATCAGGTTCGGCAAATCAGAATCTGTGCGTAAAGGTCTAATTTTGATGCTGAAATCCGCAGCCGAGAAATCAGATAATGACGTAGATGATGCAATAGTAAAAATGATTGAAGAAAAGCTTTTTCCAGTTAAGTAATGGATATTATCAAGGCTCTTACATCTACTTACAGCCTTGAGGGTGAGTTTGAGGTGCAAAAGTCTATAACTTTCATACAAAACTTAAAAGATATAGAATTGCTTAAGCCTTACGCAATAAAGCTATTACAGACAAATGCAAAGCAAGCACACTTTGTAAGCACTTCACTTGATGTAATATCGTCACAGCAAGCATATATTTATAAATTAGAAAAACGATTAGACAAGAAAAAAGCGACCTTTTGGGATCGCTTAAGATATATAATGTTTGGGAAGAAGTAGAGGTCTTACAGACTTTTATCGCTTATTACTGCCTATTAGTCAGGGGACATTCAACCTGTTGCCCGACAGCAATCCTCGAAGAGAACTCATATCTTTTTGCAAAGTTGATCTATAAGAACACAAAGGGCAAATGTTCTCAAAATTACAAAAGAGCAGCTTTTGATCCTATCATGAAAGATCATCATGCCTCTACCTATGGGACTAAATCTTTTTCCGTTATATCAAACCACATTGCTGATTCAACAATCTTGCCTGATAATTCATCTGTTTTAGTCACTTCGCAGAACTCATAAAGTTTTTCTGTTTCTGGTTCATAAAAGATTTGACCCACATAAGGGTTAACAGGAAAAGAAATTAATTTCATAGTTAGAAAGGAAGATCATCTGGTAACTCAGGCTGGTTAGCTTGTACATCTACAGTCCTCTCAGAGGCATCTTTATGAGGCATAGGCTGTATTCTGCCAGAGTTGCCCCACATACC